TACTTCATTATACCCATTGTTCATTCCGCGAAAAACTATATGGGCAGTTTATAGACTTACCCAGGTCTTGACTCTTATCCCGCCGTAGGTATTACTACCCAACCGCAGAACAAATCATCCCACTGCCATTCGTTGTCATAAACGTATGGCGAGATGAAATACAATTCATTTCCTCCTTTCTTTTCGCATAACATGCCCTTTCGGCCCATGTTAATGTCTACTTTTAATACTTCGACACTTTCGGCATCTTCGCCGAAGATTTTTTTCATTAATTCCGGATCTTTAATGGCTTCCGAAGCTCCCTCGATGTCGCCATTTTTGACGGCATCATATAACTTTATTTCATATTCGGAGTCATACCAGACTCCATCTTTTTCCAGGAGCCCATGGCCCCAGTTACACAAATATTCTTCGTTATTCATTTTTAAATCCTCCTTAAATTTTTAATTTATTTACTTCTATTATAGGAATAGTTTATCTCACGAGAAAAAATATATGAGCAGTTTATAGACTTGCTCGGGTCTTTATGGTTATTACCAGGCTTCTATCTTCCAGGCAGGCCAACCATCAAAGCCTTCTGGTTCCCACTCTACGTAGGAACAAACTTTAACTACTATATCGTAGTCGTGTTCTGTGTGAACTTTACACAGAATACTTTTGTAATCTAATACTTCCAATACTTCAACACTTTCGGCTGCATCGCCGAAGATGTCTTCCCATAATTCATGATTCGCATCAAACGCTTTACGAACCATGTTTAAATCTCTATTTCTGATGGCAATATATGCCATTGCCGTTCTAAATTTTCCAAATATGACACGGCTATCATATTTATTTCTGATCTGGTAGTATACACTACCATCATCGATCACAAACTCGAAGTCCTCTTCGAGCTCTTTCAACTGTTTATAATCTTCAACAAATTCCATATTCATAACTTCCTTCTTTCTCCTATTCTTATACGGCATAGGTGCCAATTATTTATTAATTACTTACTTCTCACTATATGTATTGTTTATCCTACGAGGGACAAAAAACATAGGACTTGTAGTCTTCGAAACTACGTCTCCATCATTTCAAATGGTATTCTACCATTGAACTATTCATGGGTGTCAACCCCTGCCCGACTGTTACCAGCCTGTGGACTCATCCTACGTCATTATATGGGTTGATCTCATCGCGACAAAAAAAAACATATGAGTAGTTTATAGACTTGCTCGGGTCTGTTTAATTACTTTTTATGAGTCTTATCTAACAAAACATATTTTTTTATCTTTTCATTCATTTTTTCCCTTGCTTCTTTTGCTTCCTTGGCATGTCCTGATACCAAATTTAAAAGCATCTTCATATCTAGGGATAATATCTCATTTTCCAATTTCTTCTTTAATTCTTCGTTATTCATAAGATTACCTCCTTTCTATCATAAGCATTGATTCTAGCACGACAAAAAAAATATGAGCAGTTTATAGACTTGCTCAGGTCTTCCGGAATCATTCATCTAATTTTCCAATAATTATAGCATTTTGGTTATTGATCCTTTTTAAAAGTTCCACCATTTTTCCAATTTCTTTCTTCATTTCTTTCATTTCCTCTTTCATTTTTTCAAATTCTCTTGTTTCCTCTTTAGTCATATTAAATTCCTCCTTTTGAAATTTAGTTTTTTTATTTCCATTATAAGAATGGATTCTTGCGCGACAAAAAATATATGAGCAGTTTATAGACTTACTCGGGTCTGTTTAATTAATCTTCCTTGTATTTTTCTCCTAATTTCCTTAGCTCCTCTAAGTTTTCCCTTGAGAAGCCATAGACAATTGTTTCTTTACTCCTTTCGTTCTTTACTTCCTTTACTTCTGTTTTTGTTTTTGCTTTTTCCTTAGCTTCTTCTGCTACTAAAGCCATTACGGATCCAGCAAATGCTGCGCCAATCATACTTATAAAATATGCAGCAATAATTGCTATCACCTTAATAACCTTTCCAATTTTCTTATTCATGCTAAGTACCTCCTTTCTATCATAAGGATTGATTCTGGCGCGAAGGGACAAAAAATATAGCCCCAGTTTTCACCGAGGCCATATTCTCCTAATAATAGGAAATAATTTTAGTTACTTGTGGATAACCTTAAAAGTCATTTCGTTGTTGGTATCAATACCTTTTAGCTGCTCTGGAGTTATTTCAAGTGATAGTAATTCTTCATTGGCGTTTGAACTCACAATGAGGTTTCCGTTAATATCATTTTCTTTTAACTCAGGTAATCCAGCGATACTTGTTAATAAAGATAATATACCACTAAGAATAGACGCCGAAAGCACCATAATCCAATTCACATCGCTCATAACAGCGGAAGTGCCTATGGATGCTATGGCTGTCTGTGCTATAGTTTTAATAGCTCTAATACCAGCGGCTTTCCACCACTTTTTACCAAATTCATTCATACTGTCACCTCTAATTCATTCTGTCGATTGCTTATCACTAGTTAGGGCATCTATTCTATGATGAGCTGATTTAGTACTCTGCTCGACTATAATTAAGCGTTCATTGATACTACCAATATCATTTTTCATATTTCGTATATCAGACTTAATATCTTTTGTATCAGAAGATATCTCATCTAATTTCGTTTCTAATCTTGTTTGCTTATGGGCGTCTGCTTTGGCTTTTTCAATTTCATCCTTTATACTAGTCTTGCTAGCTCTAATATTTGCCAAAACTGAAAATACCAGCGTTAATATAATTCCGCCTATTGCAATTAATAAATTAATATCAACCATTCGTTATACCTTCTCTGTTCTTGAATTTGCGATATTCATCTAGTACCTTTTCAAGAGTATGCTTACGGTCTAAATGTTTATAACCTGCAAGCTCTATTTCTTTTATAAGGTATTGTTCAAAATCATCATAAGGCTCATCTCTACTATTAGTCATATCGTGCCTCCTTTATGGTATAACGAATGGACTTAAGTTTTTTTGTCCAATCTTTATACCTAATATAATTTGTATTGTAAGCGGACCCGCCGCCCAGTTAACCGAAAATGTTGTATTATTTGGAAAAGAACAACACCATAAAATTCCATGACAAAAACTACTAATGGGCATATTTGATGCTGCTGATACATGGGTAATAATGCATGATGTTGGTATATACATAAATTCACTAGGAAAGTTAATTGATATTGAGGAGTCAGAGCTGAAACTATTGCTCCACATCACCGCAATAATGTCATAATTTCTTATGCTTTCACTTAATATCAGAGATGCAGGAAAATCACTTTCACTTTCTGCGCCACCCTTCCACGAACGCGGTCCAGTCCATAAATTCGATTGTATATAACCAATATTACCGCTATCGCCACCATCTCCAGTTTTTCTAGCGCCCAAGGTAGATACTGTCGATGCAGTTGCCGTTGTGCTTGCCGATGTAGAAGCTAACTGAGATGTTGCGCTCTGATATTCGATTATTGCATTCAGGGTAAATTTTGTATTTTCAGGTTGCGCCATATCAATTTCTTCTTTAAGTACTGGAAATTTATTGGACGTTACAAAACCATGTGGCGCTGAAATACAATCAACTACATCAAATATATTAAGACTTTTACCATAATATGCTTTCGGATCATAATATCTTAAGTCAAGGGCTGTTATTTCAATAGACTCTTTACTTCCATCTATTCGTGCTTTCATCTTTGCCAGTTCTGCGTTCGCCTGCTGCTTAAGTGTTTTTACATCACGAATCTTATCAAAGTTCATCTTACGGGTTATAACACCATATTGTGCTACAAGTTCATTATCTTGTACATATATGGCATTTGAAGATTTATCATCATTTAAATATAAATCATCTTCGCCTATTGGAATTAATCTAGTAAACATTTCTGTACTATCTATGTTTCTTTTAAAATCCAATAAGTTTTCGCCGAAGTTTACTGTCTGTTTAACAACAATATCAGGTGAACTATAATCGACAAGACTCTTAATATAAGTATTCCATGCAGCATTAACTGTCTTTAAATTATTTGTAGCAGTAACAAGTGGGTTATGTTTGCTAGCATATTCCGAATTACTTTTAATGGTAGCATCTATATCTTCAGCATTTTTAGCAGAATCATAAGCTTTTACGTACCATTTATTATAAGTTTCCGCCGCAGTATTATATGCTATTTTAGCTGACTTTACATTTGTATTATAATATTGTTTTACAGTTTTAACATTATCTTTATTTACACCTTGTAATAGCCAGTTAAGTTTTCTAACTAATAAATTATTTTCATCATATTCATATGTTACAGATAAATATGTATTTGGAATTTTCTGTTGCATTGAACTAAAGTATTCATACACAGTTGTAAAGTCTGGACTATCCCACTCTATAAGATAATCGTCTTCATCAACCGCTTCATATGCTTCGTGAATAGCTGGAACAAATACATCACCTAAAACAAATTGATTATGTACATTAGAATTTTCAGCCTGAGCATTATACTTCTCTAACATCATTTCAAATATCTTAGGACCGTTCTCTCCATAATAATCATCTTCTATTAGTTCAAGAAGTAATTCATCATCGGTTTGGTCTAATATATTTGAATTATATACACTATTGGCATAATTCTTTTTAGAACAGGCTAGATTCTTTTTTGCAGTAATATACTTATTATATAAATCACCAGTTCCTACAGAACCTCCATCTTCCCATGCTTTCTTTGCCTTATTAAATGCAGATTCTTTCTTCTTTAAATCAGTCTTTGCATTAGCTCTAACTGTTTTAAAATCACTAGTATCCTCAAGACTCTGTATCATAATATCATTGAGATATGATAGAGCACCCTCTGCGTATATAGACTTAGCATTATTCCAGTCCATATCACGAGTGGTTACTCTACCATCCCATATCGGTTCGCCATCTTTCAGAACTACCAAATATCCATGTCTAGGTCTCGTATAAGTATTATCATAACCATCTTGTCCAGGTAATACAGAAAATTCTAATGATCCAGCTGCATTTGCTTCTAATGTAAGTTTTGGACCTACCAATGTCTGACTGGGTTCACATGCATAGTCAGTATATATTGACTTAAATGATCCCATTTTGAATTTCCTCCTTTTAAAACATTATGAAATTCCTACTACAACCCATTTAGATGCAGTTTGAACAGTTCCATTTATCGAATATTCATTGGCTTTAAAGAACATAAGCATAAATACTTCTGGAGCTGTTGTATTACCTGCAAGAAGCTTGTCTGATACTCCTGTGCCTTTGGATATATATACCGGTACTGCGCCTGTTGAATCTGAGTTATTATAGGTTAGATTAAAATCAACAGTTTCTGAAGTGTATACGCCAGAGCCCATATTTGCTACAAGAATTACAAATCCCGTTGAAATACTTGTTGTATTTGGTAAAGACGCCTCCCAATGCTGACTCGTGGTTGAACTGTTTACCATAACGAATGGAATACCGGCACCGCCACTTATATTAGCAGATATCACATTATTAGGATCTATTGTAATATTTTCTCCTGCGGTGTAAGTGGTATTATTATCTTCGTTTTCATGCCAAGTATCGTTATATTTTGTATATACAGCAATTATTTCCTCAAGTTCGCCGAGAGTGCCAACAGACATCTTATACCAAATATCACCATTTTTACCATCTGATGCAGTTGGCGATGATGCCGAGTGATGAACAGTTGCGTAATGATCATCTGCATATTTCTTTGTGACAATGTCCATATCATTGACCGGAGGTGCACCTAATTGGGCAGTTCCATCCCACTTAACGGTAAAGCCATTGCGTCTATAACTATCGCCAGTTCCATTACCAATAATAAACGCATATATATCATGGGTATCTGATTCATTATATTTACCAATGACCATTTGATAATTAGATCCGGCAATATTATACTCTCCGCCAACATGAGAACATGAACCATTAACAACATTTCCTAATCCTTCGACATGTGAATTATCTGCGTATGAATTTATAGTATTATTAGATCCCTCAGCGTGGGAATAATCAGTCCCAGTATCAATTGTGTTATTATACCCCTCAGCATGCGAATACGAACCAGATACGGTCGTCTGCCGTCCTTCGGTATGTGAAGCATATCCAGATGCAGTTGTTGAATATCCCTCGGCATGAGAATAC